TCTAAAGTTCGTGATGAAGTTACAAAACTACAAGAAAATTACGAAAACGAAATAGAAGAAGGTATTAAGTCTAACAAAGCTGAATTAACAGAGAAAGTAGATACATACATGAACTATGTTGTTGAAGAATGGATGAAGGAGAATGAACTTGCAGTAGAAAGAGGTCTTAAAGGTGAAATCGCTGAAGACTTTATTGCTGGTTTAAAACAATTGTTTGAAGACCATTATGTTGACATCCCTGATGAAAAATATGATGTGCTACAAGCACAATCCGATAAAATCGCTGAGTTAGAAGAAAAGGTTAATAAATCTATTGAGGAATCAATGGAATATAAAAAATCTAATGATTCACTAACTCGTGAGAAAGTTATTTCAGAATCTACTTCTGATTTAGCTGACACAGAAATTGAGAAGTTTAAAGAACTTACAGAAGATGTTGACTTTGGTAACGAAGAAGATTTCAGAAGTAAACTTGATACTTTAAAAGAAAGTTATTTCCCAAAAACAATTAAGGAAACAACCGAAAATATAGATAATGTAGAAACTGGCCCTGCACAGGACATTGACATCACAGATTCAATGGCTGCTTACAGCAAAGCAATTGGAACTGCTGTCAAGGGTGCAACTAAGTAAATATATAAATAGTAGAAATTAAAGGAGAAAACTAAAATGTTTCAAACAGAAAATCTACAAGAGAAGTGGTCGCCAGTCCTTGCACATCCTGATTTACCAAAAATTGATGATGCATATAAAAGGGCAGTAACTACTGTAATTCTTGAAAACCAAGAAAAAGCAATTAAAGAAGACAGAAACTTTCTTTCAGAAGCAGCACCAACAAACTCAACAGGTGCTGATGTTGAAAACTGGGACCCAATCTTAATTTCTTTAGTTAGACGCTCAATGCCTAACTTAATCGCATATGATGTATGTGGTGTACAACCAATGACAGGTCCTACAGGACTTATCTTTGCAATGAGAGCTAGATTCGCATCTATGGATGGTGCTGAAGCACTCGGAGACGAAGCAGATTCTGGATTCAGTAATGATGACGCTGCTGGAGATTTAGGAGTTGGTGACCAAACAGGTACAAACCCATCTACACTTAACGATTCACCATCTGCTGGACAGTACACATCACCAACAGGTATGACTACTGCACAAGGTGAAGCTTTAGGTGATGCGACAAGTAACGCTTTCGCTGAAATGGCATTCAGTATAGAAAAAACAACAGTAACCGCTGTTACTCGTGCTTTAAAAGCTGAGTACACAATGGAACTTGCACAAGACCTTAAAGCAATTCATGGTTTAGATGCAGAAACAGAACTTGCTAATATTTTATCAGGTGAAATTCTTGCTGAGATAAATCGTGAAGTAGTTAGAAGCATTTATGTTTCTGCTGTTAAAGGTGCTCAAGTAAACACAACTACCGCTGGTATCTTCGATTTAGATACAGATTCTAATGGTAGATGGAGTGTTGAGAAGTTCAAAGGTTTAATGTTCGCTCTGGAAAGAGATGCTAACGCTGTTGGACAACAAACTCGTAGAGGAAAAGGTAATATAATCATCTGTTCTGCTGATGTTGCATCTGCACTTCAAATGGCTGGAGTTTTAGATTATACACCTGCTCTAAACAACAACTTAAATGTTGATGACACATCTGCAACTTTTGCTGGTGTTATGAATGGTAGATTCAAAGTGTATGTTGACCCATATGCTGCTAATGTCGCTGCTGCTCAATACTATGTTGTTGGTTATAAAGGTACATCACCTTATGACGCTGGTATTTTCTATTGCCCATATGTTCCACTACAAATGGTTCGTGCAGTAGGTGAGAATACTTTCCAACCAAAAATTGGATTTAAAACAAGATATGGTATTGCTGCAAACCCATTCCATACTGGAGTGATTGCTGCTGGTACAGCTGAGAATACAAGTATTACAGCTAATACTAACAAGTACTACAGACGAGTTAAAGTAACAAACTTAATGTAAAATTAAGGTTACTCTTAACCAAACAGATTAGGACACTTCGGTGTCCTTTTTTGTTTCTGGAACTCTTATAAATACTAGTATGACAACATCAACATCACCATTAAACAGACAACCATCTAAGTTAGACTATACAAGTCCTACTCAGTTTCGTTTTTTAATTAATCAATTACCCAAAGTAGAATACTTTACTACTGAGGCAAATATTCCAGGCATAACTTTAAGTGAAATAGAGTATGGCACACCATTAAAAAATATTCCATTATTAGGTGATAAGTTAACTTATGAAAATTTAGATATAACATTTATTGTTGATGAAAATTTAGAAAACTATATTGAAATGCATACATGGTTAACTGCAATTGGATTTCCAAAAGACAGAAAACAATTTTCTGAATTTAGAAGTGCAACCTCAAATGTTGCAACAAACACCAGAGGTGAAAGTAAAGACATAGGTGATGTAAAAGCTTCAACACCAGAAAGAGCAATGTATAGTGATGCTATGTTGACTATATTAACAAATAAAAATAACCCTGTAGTAGAGTGTCGTTTTAGAGATGTCTTTCCTACAAGTTTAAGTGGATTAACTTATTCACAAAATCAAACTGATGTTGAATATTTAACAGCAACAGTAAGTTTTAAATATGAAATATATGAAATAGTAACCTTATAAATAGTTATATAATTATTATTGTGGAGTGAAAATGACTTTAGATGAATTAAAAATTCAAGTCGCAACTGACTTGAAAGTAAATGATGAAAGACTTGATACCGAATCTTTAAAAAACCAAGAACTATATGCAAAGTACTTAGACATAAAAAGTAACTTTGAATTATTAATGTATAAAGCAAAGGGTGATTACAAAATACTTTATCGTGATAAGTGGGAATATTATGGTGGTAAATCTGATGCAAAGATTTATGAAACAAAACCTTTTGATTTAAAAGTTCTTAAATCAGACCTATCAATTTATATTGAATCAGACGAAGAAATAATTACCATAGAAAATAAAATAGTATATTTAGAAACTGTAATTAAATATCTAGATGGTGTTATGAAATCTATTGCTGGTAGAGGGTGGGATATTAAAAATGCGATACAATGGAAAAACTTTGAAGCTGGATTGATGTAGTGATAGAAGTAAAAGATAATTTAGTAGAAGAACATATTGCACAATTGATTGATATGCAAATGAAAGAGATATCATGGAAGTATGATTATGATTCTGTTGCTGATGGTAAAAATAAACATTGGCATGTTCTTGCTGGACACAACATAGATGAATGTAATCAAAATGGTTTTGAATTTGTAGAACCAATATGGAATAGTATTCAAAGAAACTATGAAGTAAATATGGAAAGAGTTTACTTCAACGCACACACACATGGAATAGAACCACATATACATCAAGACGATGGCGATTTAACCATAATATATTATCCTAGATTAGATTGGCAAAACGATTGGGGTGGTGGAACATTAGTTCAAGAAACAAATCAACACCCAACATATCTTAACTATGTAGGAAACAGATGTATAATTTTTACTGCAAGTTTACTACATCAAGCTCAACCTGTAAGTAGAGAATGTTATCAGTTAAGAACTTGTGTGGTATTTAAAACAACATACAAAGATAAAGAAAAATCTGAATGGTATAATAGAAATAAATCTTTAAAACCAAATGATACGAGAGTTGTTATTGATGAAGTGGATTGATTGGGTAGGACATTATAAAAATATATTAAGTGTTGAATTATGTAATCAGATAATTAATTACAAGTTTAATTATGTTAAATCAACTTACTCAACACATAAAGGTTTATCCCCAAATGATAAAAGAGTAGAAATGGATGAAATATGGATTCGTAAAGATAATGTATTTTACAATGATTTAAAAAATGCTGTAGCAGAAGTTGCAAAAAAATATGCAATCAAAATGAAAAGTTTTCACGACAGAGATTTTGTTGTACAAAAAACAACAGACTTTAGATTAAACAAATATGATGTTGGTGGATTTATGTCAAGACATTGTGATAACATACATCATAGTCATGGTCAAACATTTGGTTATCCACAAGCTTCTGTTTTATTATTTTTAAATGATAATTTTAAGGGTGGTGAGTTTTTAGTTTCAGAAGAACAACCAAAGATTAAAACAGGTGAAGCATTAATTTTTCCATCAAACTTTATGTTTCCACACGAAGTTAAAGAAATTACACAAGGAACACGCTGGAGTATTGTATCATGGTTGATGTAACACAACATAAAATATTTCCTACAATTGTATCAGAGTTTAAGTATGACATAGGTAGTGAAGAACATAGTATTGTTTTAAAAGAATTACGCTCATCTGAAACAAAAATGATTTTACAAACTAAAGATAACTTACATACAAAGTTACCTTTATTTAAGAAAAAAGTTTTTGAAACAACAGAAAAGGTTTGTAGAGAATTTAAATTTTTATATAATACATTAGAAATTACAGGTATGTGGGCAAACAAGTTAAAGAAAGGTGATTCACACCCACCACATACACATTCCAATAATGTATTTTCTGGGGTATACTTTTTAGAACAAGGTTCACCAATACAATTTTTTGACCCAAGACCACAAGCAAGTGTGTTACACCCTAACTTAGAATACACTACATTTGACAACTCAAGTATGATGCAGTTTAATTCTCAAAAAGGAATAGGATTAATATTTCCAAGTTGGTTACAACATTGGGTGCCAACAACAAATAAAGATAGAATTAGTATTTCATGGAATATAATATTAAGAGGCGATTATGGACAACCACACACATTACAAAATTCACATATTTAAACTTAACGAAGTTTACTTACACATTGAATGTGATAACTCTGGCATCTGTCATGAGTTAGTTCAGTATTTTACTTTTGAAGTGCCAGGCCATAAGTTTATGCCAGCATATAGAAATAAAGTATGGGATGGTAAGATAAGATTATTTTCACAAAAGACAGGTCAAATCTATGTTGGATTGTTATCTTATATCAAAGAGTTTTGTGAGAGAAATGATATTGAATGTATTATTGCAAAAGATGTAGATGATACAGATAGTCTAGATATAAAAAAAGTAACAGACTTTGTAAAATCACTTAAACCAAAATCAAAAGGAAAAGAATTAGAACTAAGAGATTATCAACTTAATGCAATACAATATGCGTTAAGTAATCATAGAGGTATGTTAGTATCGCCAACTGCAAGTGGAAAATCACTTATTATATATGCACTTATAAGATTTTATCACTACCTACTCAAAGATAAAAAGATATTAATTCTCGTACCTACGACATCATTAGTAGAACAAATGTATTCAGACTTCATTGACTATGGTTGGAATGATAAATACTTACATAGAATATATCAAGGTCATGAAAAAGAAACAGATAAACCTGTAATTATTTCTACTTGGCAATCACTTTTTAAGTTAGATAAAAAGTATTTTGAAAAGTTTGGATGTGTGATAGGTGATGAAGCTCATCTATTTAAGTCTAAGTCATTGACAACTATAATGACAAAACTGATAGATTGTAAATATCGTTTTGGTATGACAGGAACTTTAGACGGCACACAAACCCATAGATTAGTTTTAGAGGGATTATTTGGTAAGGTTGAAAAGGTAACAACCACAAAAGAGTTGATGGACAAAGATACACTTGCTGAATTAAAAATTAAGTGTATTGTATTAAAACATAAAGAAGAAGACTGTAAATCAGTAAAAGACTTGAAATATAGCGAGGAGTTACAGTATATTGTGGCTCACAACACTCGTAATCGGTTTATAACGACCCTTTGCGATAAATTGAATGGTAACACCCTATGTTTGTATCAACTCGTGGAAAAACATGGTGTAGTGTTGTATAACGCAATGAAAGACTTAGATAGAAAAGTATTTTTTATACATGGTGGAACAGATACAGAAACAAGAGAACAAATAAGAGAGATAACCGAAAATGAAACAAATGCAATTATCGTGGCGAGTTATGGTACATTTAGTACTGGCATTAATATTAGGAACTTGCACAATGTCGTGTTCGCAAGTCCAAGTAAAAGTAGGATTCGTGTGCTCCAGTCACTCGGTAGAGGACTGCGAAGAACGACTATGGGTCAGTTACACACTACCCTTATAGATATCGCTGATGACTTTACCCATAATGATAGAAAGAATTTTACTCTTAATCACTTTCTAGAAAGAATAAATATATACAACGAAGAAGAATTTGATTACGAAATTGATAAGGTTAGACTATGATACCATACTATAAAAAGTTAGATATAAAAATTCCTAATTTAAATATTATTAGGGGTAAATCTTATGAGAGATATGGTATAGAAGAAAATGGAAAGTTTATTGGCGTTGATTATGGTGAATTTTTTATTCAAAATAAAACTTCTAAAGATATATTAAAAAATTTAATGAGTGTAATACCAGAAGAAAAAAAACAAGATTTTACTACATCTTGTATGACTGTAACTCATGATATATATCCACACATTGATGACAATATAAATAGTCAAGTAAACATCTATATTAAAGTAAATGATGGTGTAACAACATTTCATACAAAAAAAGAAAATAGTGTTAAAGATATTAAAGAAGTAATTGGTAGACATGGGTCAGAATATGATAAAGACAGCACATCAAATATTCATGATTTTTCTGATGTAGAAGACATATGTTCTTTTGTGCCACAAGTTGGAGATGTGTATATAATAAACACAAGTGTATTACATAGTGTAACGAAAGATAAAAATGAAAGAATTCTAGTTTGTATACAATCACCACTAGAAATAGAAGAAGTAATTAAAATATTTAAAGGAGTATAATTATGGAAGACAATACGACTAGGATATTAAAGTTAGCTAACGGCGAAAGTATCGTTTGTACTTGCATACCCACAAGAATAGATGAGGGTTCACCTACTTTACATGTGATACACCCACTTAAAATGGAATTAAAAAACAAAGTAACTAAGAAAGGTATTGTTGAAGCATTAACTTTATCTCGTTGGTTACAACCATTTACCGAATCAGATGAATTAGATATTGAGAAGTCAACTATTATTACTATCGCTCCAGCGTCTTATGCGTTAAATAATTATTATAACTTTATGGTAAGCACTTATAATGAAGCAGAAGCTGAGATGGTAGGTAAAGATTTTGAACCATCTATACAACCAAAGTTTGATGAAAATGTTGATGAAGAAGATAGAGAGATTGCAACAGAAGAAGTAAAAAGATTATTTAAACAATACATTTCTGCTTTAACAAATGATAATAAAAGTGATGACCCATTAGAAGAATTAACAGAAGAAGAAATGGATAGTTTGCCTTGTAGTGATACAAAACATTAATGTATCTCTTTAGAGTATAGCTGTATTTCCGGCGGAACACAGCGATTATAATAGCTTCATACAAGGATTGTCAAGTGTTTTTTAATAATAAATCAAAAAAAGTTTTTCCATAAAAAACACAGATATAACTTGACATAATATGTTTGAGTTTGGTATCATTACATCATATTATTTTTAAGGAAAAAGAATGGCAAAAGATAAGAAAAAAAATGCACATTATATAGATAACGCAAAGTTTCTAGAAGCTATGAAAGAATGGAAACAGAGTTGTGAAGAGGCAGAAGAAGCAGGTGAGGAAAGACCACAAGTAACTAATTACATAGGTGAGTGTTTTCTAAAGATTGCAAATGGTTTATCTTATCGACCTAACTTTATTAACTATACCTATCGTTCAGAAATGGTATCTGATGGCATAGAAAATTGTTTACAATACATACATAACTTTGACCCAGAAAAGTCAAAGAATCCTTTTGCATATTTTACCCAAATAATATACTATGCATTTCTAAGAAGAATACAAAAAGAAAAGAAACAAACACATATCAAAAATAAAATTATTGAGAATAGACAATACGAAACCTTTACAGTAAATGAGGGTGATGAAACAATCTATGATGTACAAGGTTTTGACCCAGACATTATGTTACCAGAAGAAGATGTTTATGTTGTCAAAAAGAAAGAAAAGAAAGAAGAAGAATCAGAAGGTTTAGAAAACTTCATGGAAACTGATAAAACTACATAATGAAAATAGCACTTATTACTGATACTCATTTCGGTGCAAGAAATGATAACTTAAATTTTAATGAATACTTTTATCAATTCTATGAGGGTGTATTCTTTCCATACCTACAACAAAACAATATTAAAACCTGTATACATTTAGGTGATTGTTTTGACAGGCGTAAGTATGTATCATATAGAACTGCAAAAGATTTTAGAGAAAGATTTATAATACCATTTAATACTTTAGGTATTGACTTACATATGTTAGTTGGTAATCACGATATCTACTACAAAAACATTAGTGATGTAAACTCACTTAGAGAATTAATAGGCACTAAACATAATAATATTCACATCTATGAAGATGCAACAGAAGTAGACTTTGATGGTTTACCTATATTATTAATGCCGTGGATTACTCAAGCAAATGAATTATATGCAGAGGGTATGATAGATGAAACTAAAGCTGATATATGTTTAGGTCATTTAGAAATAAATGGTTTTCAAATGAACAAGAATGTTATCATATCACAAGGTGGTAAAGATAAAGAATTTTTTAGAAAGTTTGATACAGTTATGAGTGGACATTTTCATCACAAGTCAGATGATGGTCAGATATATTATCTAGGTACACCATATGAAATATATTGGAATGATTGGGAAGACCCAAAAGGTTTTCACATCTATGATACAGAAACTAGAGAGTTAGAAAGAATAGTTAATCCATATAGTATATACGAAAAAATATATTATGATGATACCAAAGAAAATTATTTAGAACACGATACATCAAAATATGCAAACAAGTATGTTAAACTTATTGTAGTTAATAAAAAAGACCTATATCAGTTTGACCAATTCTTAGATAAAATGTATACAGCAGATGCATATGATATAAAAATTGTTGAGGACTTTTCAGACTTAGATGCAAGCTCAGTATCAGATGATATTGTAGAGAACACAGAAGATACAGTAACACTATTAAACAAATATATTGATGACTTATCTATTGATTTAAGTAAAGATAGATTAAAAAATCAAATGAAATCTTTATATACAGAGGCACAAGACTTAGACTTAGAATGATAATATTTGAAAAGGTTCGTTGGAAGAATTTTCTTTCTACAGGAAACCAATTTACAGAGATTGATTTGAATCGTAATGAAACTACACTTATCATAGGTGAGAATGGTGCTGGTAAATCTACTGTACTTGATGCATTATGTTTTGCATTGTTTGGTAAACCATTTAGAACAATCAGTAAATCTCAATTAATTAATACAGTCAATGCTATGGAAACTGTAGTAGAGATTGAGTTTAGTATTGCAAGTCGTAATTATAAAGTTGTTCGTAGTATCAAACCAAATAAGTTTGAAATCTGGCAAAATGATATAATGATAAATCAAGAGGCAAACAATCGTGATTATCAAAAGATATTAGAACAACAAATACTTAAATTAAATTATCGTTCATTTACTCAAGTGGTTATACTAGGTAGTTCTACATTCGTTCCATTTATGCAATTAAAAGCTAGATTTAGGAGAGAAGTAGTTGAAGACTTATTAGATATTAAAATATTTTCAACTATGAATCTATTACTTAAACAAAGATTAAAAGATTTAGTTACTGAATTACAAGAGGTAGAATATAATTATAAGTTATGTGGTGAGAAAATAACTATGCAGTCTACACATATTGAGAATATTAAAAACAATGCCGACCTTATTATTAAGGAAAAACAAAGTAACTATGAAAACAACTCAGTAGAATTAGACAAGAAAGTAAACAATAAAAAATCACTAGAAGAAAATCAAAAAGGATTATTCACATCAGTTGAAGACCAAATCAATATAGAATCTAAAGATGTAAAACTAAAAGACTTGCGTTCTACACTTACAGAAAAACAAAAAGAAAAAGATAGAATGATTAAGTTCTTATCAGAAAATGAAGATTGTCCTGCTTGTGAACAACACATTGATAAAGAATTTAAATCACAAATGATATCCACTAAAGAAACAGAGAAGAAAGAAATTGTAGATGGTCTTACTAAAATGGAAGATGAATTGAATAAAACAAAAGTAAGACTAAATGAAATATCTAAAGTTACAAATGAAATACAAGATAACTCAATACAGATAGCAAGTTTAAATACATCTATACAGGAGTTAGAAAAGTATCAAGTAAAGTTATCAGAAGAAATTAAAGAGTTAGAAAAAAGCACGATTGATAATTCTGACGAAGAACAACTAAAAATACTTCAAGAAGAATTTGAGGGTATAGAAAAGAATAGAAAAGATTTAAAAGAAGAAAAGGTTTACAAAGAAGCATCTAAAGCTATGTTACAAGATACAGGTATTAAGACTAAAATTATTAAACAATATCTACCTGTCATGAATCAGTTGATTAACAAGTATCTGGCATCTATGGAGTTCTATGTAAACTTTAGTTTAGATGAAAACTTTGACGAAACAATCAAGTCAAGATTTCGTGATAACTTTAATTATGCCTCATTTAGTGAGGGTGAAAAAATGAGAATAGATTTAGCATTACTCTTTACATGGAGAGCGATTGCTAAAATGAAAAACAGCACCAATACGAATCTATTAATACTAGATGAAATATTTGATAGTTCATTAGATAGTGCTGGAACAGATGAGTTTCTTAAAATACTGAATACACTTGAGGGTGAGAATGTATTTGTAATCAGTCATAAACAAGATGTGTTAGTTGATAAATTTAAACACACACTTAAATTTGAGAAGAATAAAAACTTTAGTAAAATGGTGGTAGTATGATTTTAAATGGTGATTGCATTGAAGAAATGCAGAAGTTAATTGATGATGGTGTGCAAGTAGATTCAGTTGTTACTGACCCCCCATATGAACTTGGGTTTATGAATAGGAGTTGGGATTCAACAGGAATTGCTTTTCAAAAAGAAACATGGGAACTTGCATATAAACTTTTAAAGCCAGGCGGTCATCTACTTGCTTTTTCTGCATCAAGAAATTATCATAGAATGGCAGTTGCAATTGAAGATGTTGGTTTTGAGATTCGTGACCAGATGATGTGGTTGTATGGAAGTGGGTTTCCAAAAAGTATGAATGTTGGTAAAGCATTTGATAAAAAATTAGGTAATGAAAGAGTAAAGACTGGCACGATGAAAACACACTCTAATAAAGGTATGCAAGATTCAGAAGAAAGAACTGCGATTGGTGCTGGTTCATTTGGACAAGTGGTATCAGAAGAAGTTACCATAGGTAATTCTGAATGGGAAGGTTGGGGAACTGCACTCAAACCAGCACACGAACCAATCGTTATGGCAAGAAAACCATTGTCAGAAAAGAGTATTGTAGATAATGTTTTAAAACATAGAACAGGTGCAATTAATATTGATGAGTGTAGAGTAGAAGGTAATGATGCAAAGTATCCAGATACTAATCCAGACTTTAAAGATATTGGTAAACAATCAAAAGAAGCAATTGGTATTGATAAATTAAGTTTTGGTCAAACAGAAAATGCAAAAAGAAAAAAGGTGGTTCGTAAACCTAGAAATGAAAGTGGAGTTTGGACTGATGGCAACTCTGGTATGAAAGCAGAGGGAACTCAATACGCAGATGCAGACCCTAAAGGTAGATTTCCATCAAATGTTATGCATGATGGTAGTGATGTAGTGCAAGATACATTTCCAGATACTAAAGCTGGTTCATATAAAGGTGATGGTTCAAAATCTGGTGGTATATGGAATAAGTCAACTGGCAAACCAGCTGGTAGAGAGTATGGAGATGAGGGTTCAGCTGCAAGATATTTCTATTGTGCAAAAACATCAAAGGCAGAAAGAAATCAAGGATTAGATAATTTACCAATAAAACAAACAAAAGGGGGTGGTGGTATTAGTACAGCTGAAAAAGCATGGATAGGAACTAACTCTGCTTCTGGAAAATATGGTAGTCTAAAAGCACCACAAAAGAATATACACCCAACAGTAAAACCTATCAAGTTAATGAAATACTTATGTAGATTGATTACACCAAAAGGTGGTACAGTATTAGACCCATTTATGGGTAGTGGTTCTACAGGTATGGCTGCTAAAGATGAGGGTTTTGATTTTATTGGTATTGAAAAAGAAAAAGAATATTTTAAAATTGCAGAGGCAAGAATAGAATCAGTAGAAGTAAAAGCAACATTACAGGAGTTTATGGAATGACAAATATAAAACATTTAATACATAGAACATTAGACATTGGAAGTGGATTTTTATTATCCATTCTCATACAATACATTGTCTTTCCTTTCTTTGATATATACATTGATGTATCTGAAATGATACACTTAGCATTAATATTTACAGTCATAGGTATTTTAAGAAGTTACTTATGGTCAAAATACATATTTAAGTATAAGTCTGCATGAGAGAAAAATTATGAGTAAAGTATCAAAATTATTAGAACCAAACAATATACTATTACGAACAACTATGAAATTGAGTGAAGACTGCGATAGAGAAAAGGTTAGACAAGATTTAATAGATTCTATGGAACATTATCAAGGTGTTGGTTTATCTGCCAATCAAATAGGTATTGCAGAAAGAGTTTTTATTATGTA